AACTAATTACATATCCAGGTGGATAAGTTTTACCAGAATCCCATGGACCGAGATAATTATCTTGATTGATCGGTTCTTGTAATATTTGACTAAACTCTTCACTGTCAATTAATGGTTCGCATTTGATACGCCATAAGTGTGGATACCATGTTTGACTAAAACCCTCACTTGCATAGTTAGAATCTGTAATTTGGTAGAAACGTTTTAGTGCAACTGGTATAGTTTCATTTAATGGGTTATAGTCTAATAAGTGCGGTAACTCTAAAACATCCCCGACCATTAACTTTCTACCTATAATGTCTATCATGTCATTATAGTGAATGGTAATAAAAATAATGTCGTTATTTAAGAACAGCCCAAATTGACTTAGATCGAAATCTAGATTTTGGACATTGTAGTGACCGCGCAGTCTGTAAATGTTAGTGTCGTACTTTCTATCTCTGTTTTCTAAAAACAGTAGGTCCTGTATCTGAGTAGGTTCAGGGGTAACATATTGAGGTTGTGTATAGTCGATACTAGGTGTCTGTGCGTTTGGTCCTAGATATTTGTGAATATACAGGTCTGTTCCACCAACAGTGAACATTTCGGATATTGTTTTATCCATAAATCTGTAGTCATTTTGCTTGGTTGGACTATATAAAGAAAGTTTAGGCATGAAGTATTTAGTCTAGAATCAATGACTTACAACGGTGTTGACTTCGTATTTCAGCTATGTTAGAATACATCATATTAAAGACACTTCTGGAGTAGCACTAATGGCTCGCACCAAAAATACTGAAATCAAAGAACTGCATCCCAAAGACCCAGATGCAAAGTATCTCGGGACCGAACCTAAGTTCGCTGAGGGTTGCGACAAGAAATGGTCTCTCATTAGAGCAATGAACTGGTACAATCATTTTTATGACAATAAAGATGCTCGTGAGTTTATTGCCCAATACTTAGACGCTAACGATAAAACAGAATTGGCTAATTCTGTTCGCAAAGTACATGAAGGGCAGATTGTCGATACATATGGTTGGGTCGCACGTAGCATCATGCGAGGCTACCCAGCAGACGATGAAACGGTAGCAAGACTGTTCAATGAAGTTGAACGACTGGTTAAGACAACAGAAGTTATTCAAAAAGAAGAAAAGCCAGTTAGCAATCGCCCAAACGTACAAGAGATCATGCGTGAACGTACTCTTGAAGCAGGTGGTGAACTTGAGGGACGTTGGGACGAGTATGTTTTGGGTGGAGCTAAGAAAGAAAATTCGATCAACCCAATTCAAGTACTGAGTGAGCGTAACATTTTGCCTCAGCATGTAGGCATGCTTATCACTGCTTGGAACAACAAGCTGGATGAGTACACTGAGGTCCAAGAAGGTAAGGACGAGCAGTTGATTGAAGCATACAGTAAGTATGGTAAGGTTCAGATTCGTAATATGATCAGTACTATCGAATCTGTGATCAGCGAACTTAACTCTTATATCAACATCAAGAAAACTGATCGCAAGCCTCGTAAGAAGAAACCAGTACCAGTCGAAAAGATTGTCAAGAATCTAAAGTATCTCAAGACGTTCAAACTTGAGAAACTGGAAGTGGTTAGTGTATCACCAACAAAGGTACATGGTGCTAGTGAAGTATGGGTTTACGATACAAAGAAGCGTAAGCTGCATCATTATGTTGCTGATGAATATGCTAAAACACTTGCAGTTAAGGGCAATACTGTAATTGGCTTCTGTACTAAGCAAAGTGAAATCAAAACACTTCGCAAGCCCGAAGTACAGATTAAAGAAGTTATGGGTAGCAAGCCCGCAGCACGTAAATTCTTTAACAGTATCAAAGCAGTTGCAACTACACCCAATGGTCGATTCAACAAAGAACTGATTATTTTGAGAGCATTTTAAAGAGAACTTATGTCTGAACAAATTAACCCTATAGAGAGGAGGATGGCAACAATGATGATGGTCATTGATACTGCGATCCAATGTGCAGAAACACCTGAAGATCAACTTATGCTGGCGTGTGCTATGATGCAGCGTACTAAAGAAATTTTTGATTGTATCTTAGGTGAAGAAGGTACTAAACGAATGATTAAGGAGCTGATAAAAGATGAGTGATAACATTGATTTAAACAAATATAAAGAATTCGTAGAGGCGATTACTAGCCGAGAAAGTAATAATTGTGATTCATTAATCACCAGATTAATGATATTAGATGACCAGCATAAAGTTAATGCATCTTTAGTTCTTACAGGTGCGGTAGGACTATGTGCTGAGTCAGGGGAATTTATTGAAATCGTCAAGAAAATGATGTTTCAAGGCAAGCCACTCAATGAAGAAAATATTTTTCATATGAAGCGTGAATTGGGCGACATTATGTGGTACTGGATCAACAGTTGTAGAGCATTAAATCTTGACCCTAATGATGTTATCGCTGAGAATGTACGCAAACTTGAAGCACGATACCCCGGTGGTAAGTTTGACGTTTTTCAGAGTGAAAATAGAAAAGAGGGCGATCTGTAATTTCCGATAAATACAATTATTAATCGAGAATTAACATGGCCGCAGACCCACTATCAACCCCAACAAATGCTACGTTAGAAGAAGCTAAAGAAGCACTATATAACAACATACGATTACGTTTAGGCGGGGACATCGTTGATCTTGAGTTAGACCCTCAGCACTATGAGGCTGCGTACAACTATACTATTAAGTTGTATCGTCAACGTGCGCAGAACTCTACTCAGGAAGCGTATACGTTGATGACAGTGATACAGAACGTAGACACATATACTCTTCCAGCAGAGTTTGTGAACGTCAGATGTTTGTATCGTAGAACAGTAGGGCTAGAAACGGGTCCAAGTAGCACAAGTTTTGACCCGTTTTCAAGTGCTATTCTTAATACTTACTTATTGAACTATAACTACACAGGTGGCATGGCGACATATGACTTCTATGCTGGCTACGTTGAACTAGCAGCACGTATGTTCGGTGGCTATGTCAATTACACATTCAACCCAGTAACTAAAGTATTGCGTGTTGTACGTGACTTTAAGGGCACCGGTGAACGTATATTGATTTGGGCAGATATTCAACGCCCAGAACTTGAGTTACTTATGGATCCAGGTATCGGTGTATGGATCGGTGACTATATACTAGCAGTATTAAAGGGAATCATAGGTGAGGCTCGTGAAAAGTTTGGCAGCATTGCGGGTCCAAGTGGTGGCACAAGCCTAAATGGTACTGCTATGAAAGCAGAAAGCAAAGAACTACAAGCAATGTTATTGGATCAATTAACTAAGTACGTTGATTACAGCCAACCATTGACTTGGATTCAAGGCTAACCTAAACTCTTTACTCTAACAATACTCTATAGTACAATATATCTTTTATAAGAGGTTTTATGATCGTAGGTGTCGCAGGGTTTATTGGGTCAGGTAAAGATACAATTGCTGACTATCTGATTACTTTCAAGGGTTTTAAACGTGTAAGTTTCGCTGGTCCACTAAAAGATGCTATCAGTGCTATCTTTAGTTGGGATCGTGAATTACTTGAGGGTGCTACAAAGTACAGTCGTGAATGGCGAGATCAAGTTGATCCATGGTGGGCAGAACGACTACAGATTCCACATCTTACCCCACGATATGTATTACAGCAATGGGGAACCGAAGTAGGTCGTAGAGCGTTTCACGACGACATTTGGATTGCAAGTATCGAGAATAAATTAAGATCAGCTAAAGACAATATCGTTATTAGTGACTGTCGCTTCCCAAACGAATTAAAGAGCATTAAAAATGCAGGTGGAACTACGATCAGAGTTAGTCGTGGTCCAGACCCCGAATGGTCTAACATGGCCGTACTATATAATATTTGCAATAATGACAGAGCGTTAGAAGAACTAAAGAAAGCTAATGTACATGCTAGTGAGTATAGCAGCGTAGGACTCACATACGATCATTATATAGAAAACAATGGCTCAATTGATGATCTACATAGAAAGATTGACTCAATAATCAACTTGTAAATCTCCCCTTTTCCAAGTCACTTGTCTGCGTTTGACAACCTCAACGCAGTTTAAACATATAGACCTCAGATTGTTAAAATTGACATTTCTGAGGTCTCCATCTATATGGAATACAGTCATCTGAGTAGGATAGACTGATCTAAATCCACAAACGTCACATATAGATTTCTTTTTGTATCCTGCTTTTTCCCAAGCAGTGGAACGTTTAGTTTTCTTAGCTTTCTTTTTTCCACATTCGTCACATATACTGCGATAATGTTTGACCCCTGCACGTATGTAATTTATAGCACGAAAGTTTTTATTACATTCTTTGCATATGGATCTTAAATTGGCTATGTTGTCAGATATTTCTTCTTTTAGAGGAATCCCCAATTCTATTTTTTTACGAAGTGAATTTTTTTCTTTTATATTTTGTAAAAAAATAATATCTTCCTTAGTAGGATTACCTTGTTTAATTCTGTGCTGCCGTTCTTCACTAATTCTTCTTTTTGTTGCTCTATTAGCCTCAATTTTTTCTCGATTTTTTGGAACCCCAAATTTTGATCCTGCTCCCATTCTTCCACCCTCAGCAACGTTCCATCCTATATTTTTAACTGGTCTATATTTATGTTCAAGTTCATAGCAGTAAACTTCTGAACCCCATAATAAAACTTCACAAATCAAATTAGTTTTTCCATTAGTTTTGATTGCTTCAATAAGATTTATATTATGATGTTTATTTTCTGAAGCATGTCTTATATGTGTAGACATTCTACCTGCAGGATACTTTGAAACTCCTATGTACCCTTGTGTCATAGGATCATCGTGTTCTAATAAATGTATCCAATATAATCCTGCTTCTCTAAAGTTCATAATTTTATTTATACAATTACAATTAAATAACGAAGGTCGGTTAATCCAGTGTTTTTTTATGAATGCGCTAAATATTATTATGGATTTAGGGTATCATGTTACCCTCAAAATATAACATACAGGAAAATTAAAATGACATTAGTATCACCAGGCGTAGAAGTCGATATTATCGACCAAAGTCAATACCTTCCAGGTGCACCAGCATCAGTACCATTAGTGGTTTTTGCTACAGCACAGGATAAGGTTAACCCTAATGCAGTAGGTATTGCACCAGGTACAACTGCTGCCAATGCAGGCAAATTGTTTCAAGTTACAAGTCAACGTGATCTTGTTTCTTTATATGGTACGCCAACATTCTATACTACTTCAGACGGCACTCCAATTCAAGGTTATGAATTGAATGAATACGGTTTATTAGCTGCTTACTCAGCATTAAACGTTACTAACCAACTATATTGCTTACGTGCAGATATCGACTTAGCAAGTTTAGTTGCTAAGACAGGTCGCCCAACAGGAGCACCTGCTGACGGTACTTGGTGGTATGATGCTACTTCAACATCATTTGGAATTTATGAGTGGGACGCAACAAATCAAGTATTCTCAAATATGATCCCAGCTATTGTAGTTACTGATTCTAGTCAGCTATTAGGTGGTTCACCAATAGCAAGCATAGGTAACATCGGTGATTATGCAGTGGTTATGGTTCCTACATATGATCCACCAGCAGTTAATACAACTAGTGATGATAATGCAACATATTGGTATAAAGATAGCACTAATACTTGGGTCGCTTTAGGTGATTCAGCTTGGTTACTAGATGTTCCTGCTGTTACTGGAGTGGCACATACAGGTACTTTATCAACATTAGGTACTTTTGTTATAGCATTAAATGGACTTACCGCTGCTGAAACTGTATCAGCAACGATTACTGTTTCGTCAGGTAATACAGTTACAAACGTAGCAACTCAGATCAATAATCTAAATTGGTATGGGGTAAGAGCAGGTGTATATGCAAATAGCCTAGTAATCTATATAGATGAAAACATAAATCAAAATGGCATCACTCTTTCAGGAACTGCCAATGTATTAAATGAATTGTTTGGTATTTCAGTTTCAACTACATATTATGCTCCTATAACTTATTTTGGTACTGCTGCACAGGCACCATTATGGGGAGAAGGACAAAATAAGCCTCGTCCAACAGGTTCTGTATGGATTAAGGTCGGTGCTGCTGGTAGTGGCTTTACACCAGTAATGAAACAATATGATTCAGCCGCAGGTGTTTGGGTAACTAAAAATGTAGGATTATATACAAATGATGCTAGTGCAATTTATAGTTTAGATCCAACAGGCGGTCAAGCTATTCCAGCAAATACAGTATATGCCCAATATGGATTTAATGGACAAAACAATTACGGTCCTGTATATTTTTGGGAACGTGTTGCAACTGGTCCAACAGTAGTTACAGGTACTGTAACGGTAGATGATCCACAAACGGATCAAACTTTTACATCTGGTGGTAATTTATATGTACACGTTACTAATCCAAATAGTAGCGGATGGTCAGATGCGTATACAGTTACATTAGCGGCTGATGCAACATTCGTTGATTTTCTAGTTGCATGGCAAGCAGCAGGTATTCCTAATACATCTGTTACGGTAACAACTGATAATGCTCTTCAGATATCACATGCATCAGGTGGGTCAATTCGTATAAGCGATATCAATCCTACAACAGGTTTATCAAATGGTATATTAGGTCAAGCAGGCTTTGTAGCAGAAGTGACTACTGGTTGTAAGACTGGTTATTTCGTGATCAGTCAGTTTAATGCAGTTGCGGTAACTAGCACTAGTGGTAGTGGTTTAAACTGTACGTTAACTGTTGCAACCGGTGATAGTACATCTGGTGGGGCACCACAGTACATCGTTAAGACTATCACTAATGGTGGTACTGGTTATGCAATAGGTGACACAATTACTATTTCTCACTCAAGTTTAGGTGGTTTAACATCTGAAAATGATCTTATCTATGTCGTAACTAACGTTAACACCGGTGCTATAACTGCATTGACTAGAAGAATAGACTGCGGTGTTCCTCATTCAACATTTGATGTTGAGTTAAGTAATTTCGTATCATATACATATGTACCAAATGAAGGTGCACCTTCTCTAGTACCAAACGACTACACTAATTGGTTCTATGCTGTAACAGATCAGGTTGACATCATGGTGAATACAAGTAGTGGTTGGAAGGGTTACTTGAACACCAACTTTAATACTAATGGTTTCCCGACACCGGGTTCACCTAACTACGCAACTGATCCAAATGGTCCAATCATTAGTGCAAGCGAACCAACAACACAATCTGATGGTACATCTTTAGTGTACGGTGATCTTTGGATTAATACTAGCGACTTAGAAAATTATCCATTGATTAATCGTTGGCAGAAACTTACTTCAACACAGGATGGTTGGGTGTTAATTGATAATACTGATCAAGTATCAAGCAATGGTGTATTATTTGCAGATGCACGTTGGTCATCAGATCAGGATACTATTAATCCTGCTAATGATCCAATTCCATCAATCAAGACATTATTGAAAAGTAATAATCTAGATTTAGATGCTCCGGAAAGTTCAAATTATCCAGTAGGTATGTTGTTGTGGAACACTCGCAGAAGTGGTAATAACATCAAGCAGTGGAGAAATAACTATTTCACAGCAACAAATTTCCCAGATCAAACTATACCAGATATCACAAGTACTTGGGTAAGTGCATCAGGGCATAATCTTGCAGGTGTCGCATATATGGGTCGTTTAGCACAACGCAATATGGTTGTAGAATCATTGAAGAGTGTGATCGATACCAACACAGACATTCGTGATGAAGATAACTTCTTCAACTTGATTTGTACTCCTAACTATTGCGAAGTTCAACAGAACATGGTTCTATTGAATATTGCTCGCGGTGAAACAGCTTATATCTTAGGTGACACTCCAATGCGTCTATTGCCTCAGGCAACAGATATCGTAGCTTGGTCAAATTCACAAGCAGCAGATGGTGGCCCATTCCGTGATACTTACTTAGGCTTGTTCTATCCAAGTGGATTATCAAATGATCTAAGTGGTAACACAGTTGCAGTTCCTCCAAGTCACATGATGTTGTTTACATTCTTGCGTAACGACCAATTGGCTTATCCTTGGTTTGCAGCAGCAGGTACACGTCGTGGTATAATTGAAAATGCAACAGGCATTGGGTACATTGATCCTACTACAGGTGAGTTTGTAACAATGAAGACAAACTTAGGACTACGTGATGTATTGTACACTAACTTCATCAACCCGCTAGTATTCTTTACTGGTAATGGTCTATTGAACTACGGTAACAAGACATCATACAACAGTCAAAGCGCACTTGATCGCACTAACGTAGCACGACTAGTTGCTTATATTCGTCGTCAATTGACGATTGCTGCAAGACCATTCGTGTTTGAACCAAATGATGCAATAACTCGTCAGCAAATATCAGGAGTTGTTGAATCACTACTAGTTGATCTAGTTGCTAAGAGAGGTGTTTACGACTACTTAGTAGTTTGTGATGAATCAAACAATACTCCAACGAGAATAGATCGTAATGAGTTGTGGGTTGACGTAGCAATTGAACCAGTCAAAGCTGCTGAATTTATCTACATTCCAGTACGTATATTGAACACTGGTGCATTGTCAACAAATGGATGATAGAAAGAATGAGTGCCCTTTTTAGGGCACTCAGTTTGAATAAATAAAGGTATAACGGAGAATTACAATGGCAACAGCCTCACAATCATTGTTTAACATGACAGTCGCATCTGATAATGCCGGTGGCAATCAGGGTCTGTTAATGCCAAAACTACAGTATCGTTTCAGAGTTAACTTCTTAAATTTTGGAGTTAGTTCAAGAAATGGTATACAACTTACAAAACAAGTTATAGACTGCTCACGTCCTAACTTATCATTTGCTGAAATACCGTTGCAGGTTTATAACTCAACTGTAAAGATTGCAGGTAAACATACATGGGCAGATATGTCTGTTAATATCCGCGATGATGCTACAGGTGCAGTATCTAGAGCTGTTGGACAGCAATTGCAGAAGCAATTAGATTTCGTAGAACAGGCTTCAGCGGCAACAGGTCAAGATTACAAGTTCCAAACTAATATTCAAATATTAGATGGTGGTAACGGTACTTCTGTTCCGGAAGTTCTTGAAACATGGGAACTATATGGTTGCTTCCTAAAGTCAGCAAACTACAATACTTTGAATTACGGTACTTCAGAAGCAGTAACAATCGCTTTAAGTATAACATTCGATAATGCAGTTCAGTCACCATTAAGTTCTGGTGTTGGCGCACGTATCGGAAGAATACTAGCAGGTGATAGTGCAACTGGTATCGGCTCAAACAGATAACATTAATAAACTAATATTATTAGTGATAATGGAAAACTCGGTTAAATCCGAGTTTTCCTATTCTTAAACACCAAATTTTATAAAGATAAATACAACATGAGTACTTTAGGTCAAGTAAAAGGTTTTATCAATAGCGTATTTGGTAATGATTACCTTCGAGATTATAGACACGCTTCTAAAACATTCGTAGCTAACAATTATGCTTTTACACCTAAGTATAAATTCTTATTCCACACATATTTTAATATAAACAGTAATGCTTGGCAAGCAGGAACAAGACAAAATTTTGGTATATTAGTTAAAGATATTAAATTACCGTCATATAATTTTTCCACGGTTCAGTTAAATCAATATAATAGAAAGCGCATAATACAAACCAAAATTAAATATGATCCGGTTAGTATAACCTTCCACGATGATAATAGTAATTCTATAAACAAGTTATGGTATGCATATTACACCTACTACTATAATGATGCTAATAAACCTAATGTACAGTTCACTAGTAAAAATAGTAATCCTATTCCAAATAATGGAATAAACAATTCTCAGCAAGTAACAGGAGCAGATTACAACCTTAATAATATCTACAAAGATAGTATAACAGGTAATACAGATTGGGGTTATTATGGTGAATCAGCTAATCCAAATTCAGATGGACAGAAGATACCCTTCTTTCAAAATATAACTGTATTTGGTTTTAATCAGCACAATTTTACAGCGTATACACTAATTAATCCTATCATTACTAGTTTTGGTCATGACTCATATAACTATGAAGAAGGTAATGGAGTGATGAAAAATACAATGACCATTGATTATGAAACAGTAGTATATAATGAAGGTGCAATTGATGGAAGAACACCTGACAACATCGTTACTGGATTTGGTGATAGAGCTAATTATGATAGAAAAACAAGCCCAATCATGAGACCAGGTGCAAATGGTGACATATTTGGCCCACTTGGATTAGTAGATGGTCAAGGGGGTACAGTTAATGGTTTAGCAGGAAATTTACTCTCTGCTACTATTGCCGGTAGTAGATTATATGATTCTTTCAAGTCAATACAAAACTTCGTAAGTAATGAAGAAGTAGCACTACAGAATATGGCACAACAAGCATTGCAGGGATTTGGAAGTCCTATTGCACGTAATAGAAATATATTATTCGATATACCTAACAAATCTGTCACACCTTATACTATAGGTGTTGCAGGTGCCCCTACTATTGTACCACCTGAAACATACAACGTAACTACTATACCAAACAACGAACCTACACAAAATGCAGGAGTTCAAGTTACATCATCAACTCAGGTTACTGGAATAAACAACTTACCATACGGACGATAATCTTATGCCTTTAATAACTTCTACAAATTCCGATTCTACAGTAAAAATATTTAATAATTTTTATAACAAGCAACTTTCTGTATCGGCTAACGAATACAATTATGTATCCGCTTTTTTTGAAGGAGTATGTGAAACTAAAGAAATTGCACAAAATTTTACTGCATTTCTTTTTGAAGTAGCATCAATGTCGGGATTGAACCCTCTAACAATTATTCAAAATTTAAAAGGAGCTGATAACAAGTTACAAATTGATCAAAAGTTTGCTTATTATCTTAATAGTTTTAAATCAAAAACAAGTCTATATGGTGTATCCGTAGTTCCCGTACCTGTTTATCCCGTAGCGAGAAACATAGTGGTCTAATATGTCTAGATGGGCACAAGGTACATATGAACCAAAAAATCCTCACAAATATGTAGGTAAACATAAACCTAGATATCGCAGTGGTTGGGAAATGACATTCATGATATTCTGCGATAGTCACGATAGCGTAATATCATGGGCAAGTGAAGCCATACAAATACCTTATAAAAACCCATTAACCGGTAAGCAAACTGTTTACGTACCTGACTTTTTCGTTTTATACGAAGATAAAAATGGTAGCAAAAGAGCAGAGATTGTAGAAATCAAACCTAAGAAACAAAGTCTTATCGAAAGTAGAGTTGCTAGTGCTAAAGACAGATTAACAGTCGCATTAAATCATGCAAAATGGGCAGCAGCTATGGCCTATTGTAAACGTGCAGGATTAATCTTTAGAGTAATCACCGAAGATGATTTGTTCTACAAGGGTAAAAGATAAAATAAATACTTAATGACAAAGAAATTAGAAGAACTTTTTAACCTTGCCTCTAATGAAAAAGAAGAGACAGAACTTGAGTTACCACCTGAAACTAAAGAAGTAACTGAACAAGCATTAGACAGCTTAGACAAGATAGAAAAAGCACTGCCGCAGGTTAGAGGTCTTGAAAGTGCTGATGTAGAAATGGATCAGTTGGCTGATTTAGCACAGAGTAGCTATAAAGACTTGATGGATTTGGGTATGCAAGTTGACAGTCGTTTTAGCAGCGAAATCTTTAGTGTTGCAGGTGCTATGTTAGGACACGCTATTACAGCAAAAACAGCCAAAGTAACAAAGAAATTAAAGATGATAGAACTACAATTAAAGAAGGCTACACTAGATCAAAAGAACGCAAGTAAGGATAAAGAGATCGAAAATACCCCGCTAGGTGAAGGTAAATCACTAGATCGAAACGAATTACTCAAGGTCCTTCTAGACAAAAAGACAGATTAAATGATAAATATTATATAGGGAATTATAGACATGATTAAAAGCCTTAAACAATACATTACAGAAAGTGTGCATCTATACGATGTAACTATTAAAGTTGCCGGTGAAGTTGATAAAAACTTCCTAGATTTATTCATCTTTAATTTAAAAAAGTTTGAACCAGTTGGGAATATAACACCAAAAACACTACCTATTCAAAAAGATGTGTATGGTTTTCCTGGCATGAAGAACGAACCAGTAACAATACTAAAGTGCAAGTTCCGTTATCCAGCAACAGAACCAATGGTACAACAGTTAGCACAGTTACTAGGTTATAATGTAAACTATGTACGTCTAGTAGATAGTAAATATGATGATAGCATTAACAAAGAACAAGAAGAATATGCTAATCAAATGGAACCAAATAATAAAGATTTCGATAAAATCAGCGGAGCTGATGAAGCAGCTAAAGCATACAGTAATTCGTATTTAGATAGCATCAAGGATCAAACAAAAGATAGTAAAGTTACAATTCCTTATGCTGCAAAAGAAACACCAGATGCGTTTGATCCGTTCAAACCTTATCTTGATGATAAGAAATTAGGTGATAAGAGTCCAATGACTATCATTAAACTTCCTGCTAAACCAAAGACTGGTGCAAGAGGGTAATATCATGGATTTTAAGAAATATTTACAAATGGTTTCAGAATCAGAATCACAACAGGATGTTGTTGATACTATGGCTAGTTATGGTGCAGAAGACGATATTGATGAAGGTATGATGGATAAGGTAGGAGAACATTTCCTAACTAAAGCTGCCGAAGAGATGATTAGTTTATTAGATCAAGGTCATACGACATATGAATTAGCTAAAGAGGTTTGGCTTATGCCAGACGATAAACAAGCAAACATAGCTAGGGCATTAAAACATTATTTAAAGACCAATACTAATCCAGCAGCAACAGAACTTCTTAGTTTTATTGACTCTACTAATGAATCAGCAAAATCAAATAAGAAAAAATCATTGAAAGATTGGTTTGAACAAGTTGATGAAAAAATGATTGCTGAAGGTATCCCACCAGGTATGAAGCCAATGGCAATACTTGATCCAGCAAATAAACAAGCAGGTGCAGGTGTACTTTCAAGCTCTGATCCAACCATTCAAAAAATGTTAGGTAGCTTAGATCCTAAAGATGTAAAGGTCGTAATGACCACACAAGCTGGTTCAACAGCACCTGGAGCTAATAAACCTACAACAGGTACTACAACTAATCAACCAGCACAATCAGGTACTACAACTAATCAACCAGCACAATCAGGTTTGTCAACTGGCGGTGGTGCCACTACTGTTAAAGAAGAAGATATAATGGAAAAGGCTCCTCCTGGTATGGAAGATGTTGTTCTTAAACTTAAAAAACAATATCCAGGTGATGAATCAAGAGCATTCAAAATTGCATGGAGCATTTATAATAAAAAGCATGGTAAAAATTTAAAAGAATCAGCTAATATTATAGATTTCGCCACAGCAAGAAATGAACGTAAAAATGGAAAATTGATAGATACAGTAACAGGAAAATCTTTAAAAATTGGAGACACTGTTGAAGGATTTCGCGGGAAATATACAATAACAGGATGGACAAAACCATCACATCCAGGAAGTACCGGTAGAGTTCATACTGACAAGGGATCTTTTTATCCTAGTGTTATCGCTGCTGTTATTAAATCTGACGTAGAAGAGGCAGCAACTCCAATGGATGCAGCAAAGAAAGCAGAACAACGCTTAATAAATCTTTATCATAGAGTAAAGAAAGGTGAGAATGATCCTTTTAAAAATATCATGAATGCTCGCAAAGCAGTAATCATGACTAACCAAAATTCACAAGTACCTTCTTATATAGAAGATATACTTATTAAAGAAGCAGAAATTCCACACGCAGGTCCTGATTATGGAGCAGGATTAGGTGCAGGTAGAAATCCAAACGTATTAGAAACTAAAAAGGTAAATGAAGCTATGAACACATTAGAAGCAGCCTATCATGAAGGCAAATCACATGGGTTAAGCAAGCATAGTTATGCTTGTCGTTATGATGAAGGTACAGAAGAACATCGCCGTTATCATGATGGATATAAAGAAGGTCTAGACGAGTGCTATGGTCTTCAGCCAAATCAAGGTCTTGTTGACGAAAGTGAAATGCAAGATATGGAAGAAGGCAAGTTTAAAGAAATGTCTATCGTTAGTTTAGATGGACGAAACGTCGATTCAAATAGCCTTCAAGTAGACGGCGTACATTCATGGGATGCACCTGACTTTGCTGATGCATATTTTTCTTATGGGGAATTTGAAGACGGCACTCCATTAAGTGATGATGAATTAGATGAATTAGGATTAGAAAATCCTGAATTATTAAATCAATTAGCACACGAAAACCACGTTGATGAAGGCAATGCCTTCACTGGTAAATTAGCAACAACACCAAAAGGTGGTAAATTCAGTTTAGGTGGAAAAACATTCACAGATACATCTAGCTATAGTTCTGAACTTGATGAATATGCATTTGAATCATTGGATAAGAAGTTAAACGCTTTATTAAACGAAGGACTATCAGTAAACATGACACAAGGTTTAGGTGGTCCAAATGGTCAGGGTGAAGACACTGTAAGTGTTACAGCAACAGGTGATGATTCAGCTAAATTATTAGACTTCATCAGGCAAGTTGGCTTAGGTGGTTTAGGCGGTGGTGATGCGCAAGAAGTACAAGGTGAAGAACCAGCAGTAGAAGTTGTATCTAGTGACTACGGTGCACCTAAATTCTCAGGTCATGATGGCATGAAAGATTTGATGGCTAAAATCACTGGTGGTGACTACGAAGAAGAAGGTGACAGCGAAGAAGAAGGTGACAGCGAAGAAGGCTCATCATGTGATGAATGCGGTATGAGCGAAGGCTGTGGATGCGAAGAAGCAACGAACGAAACTGAAACACCTGATCAAGCTACAGATGCAATGGCAGAAGATTCAGGTGAAGAACAAGAAGAAGAAACCACTGCTGATGAAGATGCTGAAGCAGAAGAAGATGAAACTAAGCCAGCAAGCGGTGGCGCAGTAAATGAATCTAAAAAAGGTGTAGCGGAAGGCTCATCCGCTGATGATTCGGTTAACTATACTCTAGGTCATACTCCTGACACCAAATATGTCTATAGCATTTATAGAGACGGCAAAAA